GGTCTTGTACCCGGCACTGCTGAGTATAAAGCCGCTTTATTGCGGGGTGAAATTAAGGAGTAAGTTATGTCCAAAGGTGATATTTTCGCCATAACTCCCTCCACTAGTGCTACGTTGTTAAAAGCAGCGGGAAGTATTAGTGGTGCTGGAGCTGTTACGTTGCTTACTAATGATGTTAGCCCTAGTGGTACTGGTTATAACCTTTTGTTTACCTCTGCGGGTGACGATAGGGGTATAACTTTTACCATCACAGGAATTAAAGTGGGTAGTCTTACTGGTGAGGCCGTTACAGAAGTAGTGACAGGCGCTAACGCTAGTACTGCTTCTTCTACTAATTTCTATACGGTGGTGACTAGTATAGTAGCTAGTGGTGCTTCTGCGGGTAACGTAAGTATTGGTACTACAGGTTCGTTAGCGTTTGGTCGCACTAGGATTAAGAGTGTCTATTATGTAGGCGCAGGTTCTGCGGGGTCGTTAAAGTTTAATCTTAACAGTGCCAGTGGAACTCTTCTTTTACAGGTTGATACTCCTGCATCTTCTTCCTCGTTTGCTGACAGTGTAACTATACCTGACGAGGGTATTCTTACTCAGCGCAGCAATAGTAGTAGTGACTTTACAATACTGACTCTAAGCAACATTACTAATGTAACGGTGTTCTGTGGTTAAGAAAAAGGGAACTATGAAAGGCCACACCATTAAAGGTGGTCATAAGCGTCCGACTAAATCTGGCGCAGGTATGACCAAGAAAGGTGTGGCTAAATACCGTAGGGACAATCCCGGCTCTAAACTCAAAACAGCCGTTACTGGTAAAGTGAAGAAAGGCAGCAAGGACGCAAAGCGGCGCAAGTCATTCTGTGCGCGTTCTGCTGGTCAGATGAAAAAGTTTCCAAAAGCAGCTAAGAACCCTAATTCTAGGCTGCGCCAAGCAAGAAAAAGGTGGAAGTGTTAGTGCCTAGTAAATCTAAAAAACAACATAGGTTTATGAAAGCAGTAGCAAACAATCCTGATTTTGCAAAAGAAGTGGGTGTCCCACAAAGTGTAGGACGTGAATACGAAAAAGCTGATAAAGGTAAAACCTTTTCGGGAGGTAAGAAAGTGGCTAGTAAACGAATGAGAGCTATTGAAGAAGAAGTAGAAGAAACGGAACGTGTTAAAAAGCGTCGTTCAAGAGACCCAAAAGAAAGAAGAGATAAAGAACAAGAGCTGAAACGTGTCAGAGATGAAGAAGCACAAACCTTGCGTGACATGAGAATCGGAATGAAAAACGGTGGAAAAGTACGCGGGTGCGGCATTGCTTCACGCGGAGTACGCCCTGCTAAAATGGTTAAGATGGGTTAGTCATTATGATGAAGTGTAGGGGCATGGGTAGAATAAAACCTGTAGCGTTAAAGAAAGGTGGTTCTACTAAAGATGCCTGTTATCACAAAGTAAAGTCTCGGTATAAAGTATTTCCATCTGCTTACGCATCTGGAGCTATTGCTAAGTGTCGTAAGGTAGGTGCTAAGAACTGGGGAAATAAGTCTTAGTGGCTGTCCGTAAAACCAAAAAGGGAGCTGCGTTAAAACGTTGGTTCAAGGAAGATTGGAAAGATGTGCGAACAGGCAAGGCTTGTGGACGGCAGAAGGGAGAGAAAAGGGGTACTCCTTACTGTAGACCGACAAAAAGGGTGTCAAGTAAAACACCTAAGACTTCTTCTGAAATGACTACTTCAGAGAAAAGAAAAAGAGTTGCACAGAAAAAAAGGTTAGGACAACCAGCAGGGAAGCCAAGAAGAGTTCAAGCGGTTAGACGGAAGAAACCTGCTAAGAAAAAGAAATGATTACTTGGGATGAACGAACGGGAATAGTCAAAGAAATTAAGGATTGGTCTGAACAGGTACTAGAACCAAGTAATCCAGAGTTTAACGATTTACCAGCTTGCCCTTACGCAAAAGCAGCATGGCAAGAAAACAAAGTAGATATAGTTTTTAAGTTTGAGGAAGAAGATTATAAGCGGTTATACATGGCACTTCATAATTGGAGTGATTTAAAAGACTTAGTAATTATAGTCGATACAGAGTTTATAAGGGACAATGACGAGTTTCATCAGTTTGTAGATAACGTTAACAAAGCCATTGCAGACAATGTTTTTAGAGATAGAGATATGTGGGTAATGGGTTTTCATCCTGATGATGGAGAGCAAGAATTATTAGATAGCGAAGCGTTTGAACCAGAAACAGATACTGAATATGCTTTGCTATTTGTGCAGCGATTATCTAAGTTAGAAAAAGCTGCCGAGAAGTTAAGACCTCTTGGGTACTACGATAGAAGTTTCCAAGAATATGATACAGAAGCAATGTACAAATTACGCACTAAATTCTATAGGAGGCTACAAAATGCCCGGAGCAAAGAAAGCAGGACCAGTTAGACGTATGCGTGGTGGTGGTATGGCAGGTAAGAAAGTCATGGGTATGAAAGGTGGCGGTAAAGCGGGCGCTAAAAAGAAAGGCCCAGTTAAAAGAAAGACCAAGAAAACTAAAAAGAAGAAGTAAATTATGGCTACTTCCGGTACTACTGCGTTTAACATGGATTTCACTGAAATCGCTGAAGAGGCGTGGGAACGAGCTGGGCGCGAAATGCGTTCTGGCTATGACCTACGCACCGCAAGGCGGTCTATGAATTTGCTTACTATTGAGTGGCAAAATCGTGGTATCAATATGTGGACCATAGATTCTGGAACTATAAACTTAGTAAAAGGTACAGCTACTTATGATTTACCCGCTGATACTATTGATTTATTAGAGCAAGTTATTAGAACGGGTTCTGGAAACGTGAGCACGCAATCTGATCTTACTCTATCTCGTATTAGTGTAGCTACATACGCAACTGTACCAAATAAATTAAGCCAAGGTCGTCCTATACAAATTTACGTAGATAGGGCGCGGGATAATCCTACAGCTACATTATGGCCTGTTCCTGACCAAGGCACTGCTGATTCTCCTACGTACATACTAAAATATTATCGTATGAGAAGGATTCAAGACGCAGGGGCAGGTATACAAACTCCAGATGTTAGTTTTAGGTTTTTACCTTGTTTAGTAGCAGGGTTGGCTTATTACGTAGCAATGAAAGACCCGGAGTTAGTTACACGTCTCCCTATATTAAAAGCAGCTTACGAAGAAGCATTTGAGTTAGCCGCAGGAGAAGACAGAGAAAAAGCTACCATTAGTTTAATACCACGTTTATTTGGGACAAATTAAACAATGGGGCAAAGATTTGCAGCGGGTCACAACGCATTAGCTATTTGTGATGTGTGTGGTTTTCAGTACAGACTAGGGCAGTTGAGAAGTTTAGTTGTTAGAGGTGTAACAACACAAGTAAAAGCCTGTCCTGAGTGTTGGAATCCAGATCAACCGCAAAATAAACTAGGGGAGTTTCCGGTAGATGACCCGCAAGCTCTTAGAAACCCTAGACCTGACTTTGCAGAATTAGCTGCAAGTAGAGGGCATATAGAGCCAGTTGATCCTTCTATAGTAGTTGGATTTGGTAAAGTTGGTGTGGTGGTCATTAACATATCTTAAGAGGTATTTAGAATGAAAAAAGAAAGTAAAAAAGCACCTAAGATTATAGAGTTTCCAAATGAACCTACAGTTTATAGTCCCGGTACACAAGTTAACCAACCTATAAATATGAAGACAAGCGGTATAGAAACTCGTGGTAACGGTGCAGCCACTAAGGGTACTAAAGCAAGAGGACCAATGGCGTAGTGAACTACACAGAGCTTAAAACCAATGTTAATGACATTTGTGAGCAAACGTTCACAGATGACCAGCTTGCTATGTTTACTAAACAGGCAGAGCAAAAAATATACACTACGGTGTCTTTACCTGCACTGCGAAAGAATCAAACAGGTTCTTTAACTAACGGTAATAAATATTTAACAATGCCTTCTGGTTTTTTGTACGCTTATTCTTTAGCGATTGTTAGCGGAAGTGATTATATTTACTTAATAGATAAAGATTCTAATTTTATCCGTGAGGCGTATCCCAACCCTGCTACCACAGGAGTGCCTGTGCACTATGCTATTTTTGACCAAACTAGTTTTATAGTAGGTCCAACTCCTAACGCTAATTTCGATGCAGAAATACATTTTGCTTATTATCCAGAGTCTATAGTAACCGCTGGCACTACATGGTTGGGCACAGAGTTTGATTCAGCATTACTAAATGGTACTTTAGTTGAAGCAATTAGGTTTCAAAAAGGAGAACCAGATATGGTAGCTCTTTACGATAACATGTATGCACAATCATTAGCGTTACTTAAAAATCTTGGAGATGGCAAACTACGGGAAGATGCGTATCGTAACGGCCAAACTAGGGTAGATTCAGTCTAATGATAAGTTCTGAAAGTGTTGTAGAAATAGGTAACGTAAAGGTTACTACAGTATCAAGGCGTGGTTTTACTGTAGAAGAGTTAGCAGAACAAGCGTTAGATAAAATAATTTACGTGGGTGGCAATAGCCATCCTTTGATTGTAGAACAGGCAGAAGCGTTTAAAAAGCAAATCCGTGGGGTGTTGATCGAATATATGAGACAGGCTATTCGTTCAGATCGTACAACTTTGATGAACCAATTCCGCGATGCTGGGCATTCGGAACTTGTAAAACTATTGGAGATATAACATGGCAATAACAGTAGCAACAGCGATGCCCACAAGTTTTAAAGTGGAATTACTTAAAGGGTTACATGATTTACAAAACGGTGCGGATACTTTGAAGATTGCGTTGTTAAAAGCAACCGCTTCTGGTAGTGGCACTTATGGAGCTGCCAGCACTAATTACTCTAACATCACAGGTAATTCTGATGAAACAAGTGGTACTAATTATAGTGCAGGGGGTAATACTCTTACTAATGTAGACCCGGTTGCTTCT